CAATAAAGTAAATTAAGTATTAAAGTAATTTATTAACTATCAAATATGAAACAAAAGCAATATAATGCATTAAGTATCATCAATCTGTTGGTTAGGTCGAATCCGAAACTCCCCGGAGGGGAGCTTCGAGGGCTCGGTGATGAGATAAAATTCCCAAAGTCAGCCATAAAGAAATTCAATATTTCTTTATCTGGTCTGACAGAATGGTTATCTCCTGAGTTAATTCGAAGTAAGAAAAGTTTTATATACCTTTCTTTTTGTAGGGATCCAATGCCCCAGTTAAAGGCCTTACGGTCTTTTCTGGAAGTGTTGTATGACTACGATGAGAAATTTCAGACAAAGTTTAACTACTATTCGCAGTTTTCTTTTTTCCGAAATACAATTATATATGATGAGTGTGAGTTTATTAATAGGGTGAAGTACCTTACGGTCTTCCCTTATGCACACTTTACGCAGAATGACTATGAAGAAAGTGATTTAGATAATCCTTGGTTTTTTACGGGTCGTTTGAAGTCCTATTTAAAGGCTCGAATGAGAGGTAAATATAGTTCCAAAGTCGCCAGATTATGGTGGTCTTGGTTACAAGGTGTTAAACGTGCTTGTGAGCTTCCTGATGACGATTTCGAGCAGAAGGCCTATGAAAAACATAGGGTCTCTCTCGATGTCGATCCTCCTACTATCGATGGATTCTATGCCGAACGTTTTAAACGTAAGGTTGATAGAATAACGAGCGGTTTTAAAGCCGAGGAGAAGTTATATCAGATAAGTTCTAGTGCATGTTTTGAGAACAGCAAAGGAGGGGGTGGAGGTTTAGCCTACATTCTATGGCAGCAAAATGCTTTCATAGATCGTAAAATACCATTAACGACTAATTATTCTCTATTGAGAATGGTTGAGTGGAAATGTAAGGTTACGTGTGTGTATGGTTTAGTACAACCATCTTTGCCAGAGCTGTATAATCTCATGGATTATTTTAGTCATAGTGATGTTCGCGTTCAAGCGGTCAGAGAACCTTTAAAAGTTCGTATGGTAACTAAAGGATGTGCTTATACCTATTGGTATAGCAGATTCTTTCAGAAGGCCATGTGGAGTCATATTAGTAAGATGATTCCTTTTGAACTTATAGGAAGGCCAATTGACCAAGATGTCATATATAGATTGTTGGAGAGAGGAAAGAGATTCTTTCCGAAGCAAATGCAATTTGCAAGTGTAGACTATAAAGCCGCTACCGATAACCTTAACATTGGGTTAACGAAAATAGTGATGGAATCATTTCTATCGAGATGTGATAACATCGACTCGACACGAAAGGATATGCTCCGTTCAATCATTTATGAACAGAATGTGACATATCCGACGAAGTCAGGGGTCGAGGATCTAACTCAGAGAAATGGACAACTAATGGGTTCAACCCTAAGTTTTCCTATCCTATGTATAGTGAATTTAGTCTCCTTTTGGATGGCATTTGAATCGTATACGATGAAAATAATTAAATTAGAAGACTTGCCTGTTCTAGTGAACGGGGATGATATGCTTTTTTCGACTGATGAGTCATTATACCCTCATTGGTTGTACCATTTAAGTACCACCGGGTTTAAACTCAGTGTGGGAAAAAATTATTTGCATAAGTCCTTATTTACTATGAATAGTGAATTGTTCAAGTGTGTGGAGGGTAGAGTTATATCTATCCCCTACTTTAACACTGGACTATTGACAGGTCAAGCTAAATTAGGTTCTTCGGATAAGATCGTTTCGCTTAGAGATTCCTATAATATGGTGATTGATGGCGCTCAAAATAAATTGAGGGCTCATCATCGCTTTATATATTATAACAAGGCCCGTATACCCGCTATGAAGGAGAATCTATTTATTGATTCCCTTTATGGAGGTCTGGGCTTTAACTTGTGTGATGAGGTTAAGCCTTTTGTAAAAGTCACTGATCTACAATTACGTATGATCAAGACTGTCAAAAGGTTGACGCATCAAGGGAATCTGCCAACTTATGGATATATATCCAATAGTTGTAGCAATTCGGTTAAGAAAGATCATTTTAAAAATGATAGAATTGGGAGAGAGATGGATGTGTTGAGGGAGAATGAGTTTATTTCTGAGTTGGATATCGAGAGAATCGATAATTCAAGTTGGATAACTAGCTCACCTGAGATACATTACGTACCTTTTCCGTTAAAACTTGTTCAAACGGGTGTTTCTAAGACAGCTGAGCCTTTTACTAAGGTCAAGCGTATAAGTTTTAGCACCCTGGTCCCTGACTCTGTTTCCTTTTGTAGCGCGGATGTGCTTGTATAATGTGATACGTCTGAATAGACGTTAAACTTCTATTCCGGAGTGTCTTGATAAGTCACCTGGAATTATAAATTATCACTTTAAACAAAATCAAACGCGCTGCGAAGGGTCAAGTCAGCCAGAACAAATCTTCCCAACAAGTAGTCTCTTCAAAGACATTACGCAATCGTCGAAAACGTGCGAAGAAAGCGAACAAAAAGTTCGGTATTTCAATGGAAGGTATGAATACCCCTTTCGGGAATTATACCCTTGCGGCTAATTATGCAAAGCGTCAAAAGATGCTTTCGTTTAAGTCGGAAGTTCCGGTAGCGATGGGATCTACAGATTCCGTTGCAGGACCTATGATGACATATGGACCTGACGGGTCTGTACGGATTCAGAATCGTGAATACCTTACTGACGTGTTGGCGAGTGGTGACCTGGATTTTCAAATCCTTTTCACTTATCTCACTAATCCGTCTCTTGTTAGCAATTTTCCGTGGTTATCGGGCGTTGCGGTGAACTTTGAAAAGTTCTGTTATAATTATGTTTGCTATCACTATGTGACGCAGTCATCAACAAGTGCGCCTGGATGTGTCATGATCGTTCCCGATTATGATCCCCAGTCGACTCCACCGGCTAGCAAAGCACAGGCCTTAACTCTTAAGGATTCTGTACGTGCACCGCCTTGGCAGGAAGCTTGTTGTGTGCTCCCATTGGATCGATTATGCTCTTATGCAGAGTATTTCGTCAAATTGGGCACTGACCACCGACTTAGTAATCCAGCGACAGTGTATATATGCACTTCAGGTGCATCGGACTCACCTCCTATACAAGGAGAGATTTGGGTTGAATATGACATAGTCTTATCAATCCCCGCATCTGTTATATCAGGTTTCGACCTGTTTAAAACAGCTGGTGAATCACCCTTTAAGCCTTTCGCAGCACCTATAACCGTCTTTTTCGATGGTTTTGGTCTGCCCAGGTTTGGAACGAGTACCTTTTACACTGCTGGAACTAATGTTTTCATATGTCCGGCAAACACATATTATTTTGTATCATTTAATGTTACTTGCTCTACAGGCTTAGGTGCCTGTACCATCACATCCGCGGGAATCGCTTCCACGGCAACGTTGATGGGCAGTAGCAGCACGGCTGTGAGTTTCACGGCCATGTATATAATACAAGAAGTAGATGGAACACCTCTTCAAAGAGCATTACAATTTAACATAACCACTGGTGGCAGTCTCCCTACGGATTCTGTCACTTGGTACTGCGGTGTAATCTCAAATTAGAGACACTGTTGGAACTTCATACCAACAGATAGGCCCTCCGTAATATTGGAGGGTGTGGGTTAATCTCCACATCGTGCTTTCTTAATTTATTCTTTAGATCTAAATCCTCTTAGTCAGAGGATTCAACTAAACCCCTAACAACAACCGTCTGGGAAGACGTTAAATATCTACTCAGGGTGGTCAACCCCGCCCGTACTCTTTGGTAGAGTAAAAGGTAATGTAAATATCATATTATTGTCGTTAGTGTCGAATGGGAATCAACCCATTTATATCGATGTATCCGGTAACGGATGCATAGTGGTTTAGCAGAGAGTCTAAGAATTTTAAGAAAGCCCGAC